CCCGCTGTAGTCCGTCGGATTGCTCTTGAGATATTCAAACCCCTGTAACTTGCGAGCTTCTTGCTGGGCCTGAAGGCCATACAAACCAGCATGAGCTTGCGCCAATTCGATCTGGGAAATCGTGCCAAGCGTCTTGGTTAGATCAACCGGATTTGCGCTTACCTGCGCCGCGAGAGAGTTGTTGATTTCGGCCATCAGATGAGCCAGCTCCCGCCTTCACCACCGCCAGCAGGCAATGGTGTAGTTCCGGGATTTGCAGGAGCATACGAACTGCGATTGATCGCGTTGTAGAGCAACGAGTTATTGATGCTGCCGTTAATGCCGCCCGTGATCGCGTTCGCACCACCAACGATACCGGATGCCTGCGACTGCCCTATTCCCTGAGTTGTGTTGGCGATCTGACCGGAGAAATTACCCGCAGAACTTGCTGCGCCGGATGCCGCATTCTGACCCAACTGAGAAAGCGACATTAGTCGCTGGAAATAGTTTCCAAACTGCTGCGTGGCCAAGCCCTGATTGAATTGCGCCACGTCTTTAAGAGCGCCGCCGGACAACGCAAGACCTTTGGCATTCTCGTAACGATCAAGACCGAGCGCGCCCTGTTGCTGGGCAAAAGCAAAATCTGGAGAATTGTTGAACGCGCTGAAATCCTGGGTATTACCAGTCGAACCATCCGGCCCGATCCCGTACAGGCTGCCAAGAGTGTAAGTGGCACCCTTACCGACATCCAGATATGGCTGAAAATTGGCCTGCGTCTTGTTGAACATCTCGCGCTGCTGGGCGAGCGCATTGATGCCTGCGTTAGTTTGACGGTCAGATGCGCGGTCGGCGGCATCCGCGCCAATAAGCGCACTGCCGATTCCCGCCCCGCCGATAATTAGTGCAGCCGCTGGCATTTTTCCCAATCCAATTTCGTCAATGAATAAATGTCGGAATCAACGGCCTGACCGTTAAGCCACCAGCCGCCTTCGATCTTTCCTCGTAATGTAGCTTTCAGATTTCGGACCAGCGCGAAGACGGCTAAATTACCCTGCGGAACAGCCATCATTATTTCTTGCGCGCCTTCACGCTCGAACATCCACGCAATTGCGTAACGGACGGTTCTGAGTGCCCATTTTCCACGTCCAGACGGAAGCACCATGCTGTGACCGTCGAACACGCCATCCGTTAGGTGATGAAATAAAAATCCACCGTGCTCACCAAACAGCGCAATGCACCGCCCGGTTTCTACAGCTTCCGAAAAATCCAGATATTTATCGCTATCGCCGCAAATCCACGGTCTTACACTTGGATCGTTCGCAACATTGTTGATGAGTTCCGCCGAAGTCAGGCGCTCGATCATCTCAGGACAAGGCCACCATTGCCGCTGTCCAGCGAATCCACATAGGTCGCTTCGTATTGAAGGCCCGATGTAATATCGCCATTGCCGGCCTGCGCTGACCCGTTGGTTTTGTAGACTTTGATGGTCGCCAATGTTCCGGTTTCCGTCACGACTTTGGCCGTTACTGCCCCTGTCGTGCTTGCATCCGCCACAAATGAATAGGTTTCGTAGGAAACGTATTTATCGACCTGCGGCTGCACAGCCAAAAGCGTTAGCGTGATTAGGTTGGATGTCGTGCTGGCATCGCACGGCATCGTCCGGCTCATGTTGACGATGTAGGACCGCATCTGTTGAAGCGCGATGCGGCCAACGTTGGTCAAGTTTCCTTTTTCATCCGTGAACTGCATCCCCGGATTTGGTGTGACAATCGGAGTAGCCTGAGCTGCGGCGGGAACAGTCATCAGATCCCCACCGAAAGGCTGGCGCTGGCCGCGATAATTGTTCTGCGCACTGGATCTGAAATGGTCGCCCTATACATGCGATTACGAGACTGGCCTAGGCGAAGCCAACGCAGTCGCTTTGTATATGCGCCGATCTTGCCCATGCTGTGCCAAAGCTGCATCGGTTTGAAGGTGCGGCCGCCGTCGTCAGACCAGTCCAGTGAGATTTGTGGATCAGCACCGGGGTTAACGGTTGTCCCGACACCCTGCTCAATATCCAATTCAAACCTGGAATGAAAAACACGCTTGCGGTCTGGATCGGAAACAATCGGAGAAACCATGATCCCGCGAATCATGTTTCCAAATTCCGTGTAGGTCGTGCCGTCAATGTATCCAACGACGCCAGAATAGGCATCGCCAATCAGAATTTTGTTGTACGCCACCTGACAGCAATTGCCACGCCAGCGGCCAAAGGAATTGTTGTTGATGTCAACCGAGTCACGCTCGTGCCAAAGGCCGGTTGAGATGTCGAAAACCCATGTAGCATTCCCGGTTGGAAATGTCAGGACAATGAATTTATGACCCTCGAACGTGTAGGAAAATGTGAAAGCATCCGAGACGCTTGAATACTGCTGCCACGCATCCTCGATGGCGTGCGTACTGATCCGGCGGGGAATTGTTCCGTCCAGCCGGTAGAAAACAAGATCATCACCGAGAAAGAAGACTGAATTGTCTTCCTTGACAGGCGTCAGAGCCGCAGCGCATCCGCGCTCAATTGTTCCGCCATCAATACGCTGGAATGGAAAATTAATTGTGCCCGCGTCGTACCATGTCTCGATTGTCTTCTGTCCAAAGACCAGCAGGTTCTCCTGCTGGTTTACGACGGCCAGAACGTAATCTGGCGACACCTCAGCACTGGCAAAATCAGTCCCGCTATAGCTCGTGCCGTCCAGTGAGCCGGAAATGAAGAACTTATTTGTGCCGTCCCAGCTGAGGACAAAATAGTTGTCGAAAAACGTGCAGGATTTCGAGGCGTGGAAATTGGTGCTGGTAATGACCTGAAAGCCAGTCCCGACACTATATATATAGCCAAGCACGCCATTGACGATCAAAAGCTGCGTGCCGTTGTCAGACATGCTGACAGGGCCGTTGCCACTGATGGCACCACCGATTGATGTCGCCACTCCCAATGACGTGACGCTGTAAAGCGTGACGCCGGAAACGACGTACAGAACGCCGCCCATGACCCACATGCCGCGCACTGGTCCGGTGCCACAAGTGGCGAAATTCATCAGGCCCGGCGCGCCGAAAACCGCTACCTGAGACTTTGCGTCAGGCGGCTCGCGCTCGGCATAAACATTGATCGTTCGTTCAGAGGAAAGCGGAAGCGATACGGATTTGTACGAGTTCGTCGCGAAGGGAATTATCACGGTCCGGTCTGGTCCGTGTTGTAGCCGAATAGATAGGATTCCGGCTCACGATCAAATCCCATGGTCAGATCAAGTGCGGCTGCGGCCTGCTCTTTAATCATCGCATAACGATTGGACGGACAGTCATATTCAGGAGCCATTTTGTAGGCGAGGTTCCAAACTAAGCAGTCCAGCCACTCTTGCGGGAGGTCCGGCGTGTTGGCGGCAGAATTGAAATCCTGTACCGGACGCCACCATGTCATTTTAATCCCCTGACCGGGATTGGTGGCGGTTGGCCAAATCCAAAGAATGCCCTGCGTATTCGCGCCGCCCCGTGGATCATAGAAAACGACGTTCGGAATCCCGCTGTCGTTTGGATTTGGCAGGTTTCGATAATCAATACGGGAATATAGAATAAGCGGCGTAATTAACCCGCTGACAAAATCATATCTTCGCGCCGAAACCACACGAAGCGGACGAACAATATTTGTCGCGTAAGCATAAACAACCGTCCCGGTCGCCAATTCTTCCGTAAGCGCATCAGCAATCGTGATGGTCGTTCCAGATGCCGCACCAACCTGCGTTGTCCAGAACAGGTATCCCGTGCTGAGCAGAAGGCCGACTTGGTAGCCGTCGCCAAAGCCCGTCGCGGATTCCACATTGATCGTTGTCGCGCTTAAAGCGGCGTCAGCGGAAAGCGTCGTTGCAACATAACTTTCTGTTGCATGGTCCGTACTACCGGTTCCGAGTGTGTAGGAAATCTGGCCGGGCTGAAGGAATACGGTCGCTTCGGTTTCTGTCCAAATATGCAAGCCAGTCGCTTCAATCGACTTGACCATCATGTTGTGTTTCTGGGCGCCATACTGGACCGCCTGATTATCCGGCGTCTCTCCGGCCTCGAACGCACCGATCTTGCGCAACGCCATTCGGATGATCTGATCGCGGTTGGCGTTGTATGAATAAGTGCCGCTGGTGGTCATTTCAATAATTGATGTTCGGCGGCGAAATTGCCGACTTGTTCGTAAGATCGTTGTTCACGGCAGCGGTCCACGGCAATTTGTCCTGCAATCGAAGATGCGTTGTGTCTGGGACCTGAACGATCATGGTCTGGAGCAGCGATCCGTCATCCAGAACAAGATCAATTTGATCGCCGGCATACATCCGCTCCGAGCTATTTACCTCGATCACGAGGTCACCGATGTTGGCTGCCGTGGTGATAAACGTATGAAGCGGGCCGTCGTAGGCGGACTCAGAGCGCGGACGCGGCAGCGGTACGGTTTGATCGTCAACAATGCCCTTGACGAAATCTTGAGGTTGGCGAAGTTCCCAAACCTTCGGGCTGACAATCAGGTTGTTCCATTGCATCCGCGAATTTTTCGCGCGGATTTTGAATCCGGTCCGATCATCAATTCTG